CGTCAAGAGATGAGGAGAAGAGGGAGCACTGTCAGAGGACGGCTTATCTTCAGGTAAAGTGAATGTGGTATCTCCCCCTTTTTCGGAACCACTGATCGCATTTTTCAATGTGACCTCAAATGTACCTTCTTCGGAAGTAGCATCTCCTGCCTCAGTGCCTTCACCGTCTGTAGTATTCGCTGATTTTACGGCAGCGTCTGCAGCAGAGCTAGGTGCGTCTTCCTTTAGTTCAATGTCAAAGGTTCCAGCATCTTCGACACCATCGATGTCAAAGCTAAAACCTAAATCGTTTTCGTTGTTTTGAAACTCCATTTCTAATTTACAAAATTAATTCAATTAATATCTGATGTCAATACCCTCTTCTACTTTAACAACCTTCACTTTATAGACTTTTCAGATTTAATCCTTTCGATTTCCTCTTTATTTTCCCTATCAAGCTCGTTTTGTCGTGCCTCGTGTTGTAATTCTTTAGCGAGTTTCTCAACATCTGTCTGTGTTTTAATGAGAGTATCTGAACTCTCAGTCATCTTAAGGTCTCTCTGAAGTTCAGCTTTTACTCTTTCAAGTTCAATCTTTCCATCATTTCTAACCTTCTCAAGCTGCATCTGCATATCTGCTTTAAACTGCTCTGCTTGTTGTCCTCCCTCTATTCTCATTTGTTCAACTTGCTGCATTGCTTGTTGTTGCTGTTGTGCCATTTCTTGCTGTTGTTGCTGTTGTTGTTGCACCTCTTGCATTTTCTGACGTTCAGCATTTTCGATTTTACGTCTTACCGAACTAATGCTCGGATCTGTCATAATATCCATGATTTGAGAGAAGTTTACTTTATCGTTCTGTAGTCCTGCTTGTGCTAACTGTATCAACTGTTGTTGTAGTTGCGAGTATTCAAGACTATTATTTATTGTCAATCCGTAATCAATTTCACGTATTGCATTACCATCTATTTCAGAAAGCGTCTGAGACATATCATCTGTTATGTACTGCACATTAAGCTTGCGATCTCTGTATGCATGCTTTGCAACCTCAAGTGTACCCTTTAGTACTGCAACCTTTATTCTTTCATGGAACTGAAAGTAAAGCTCAGTAATATGAGATGACTGCATTACAGACCTTTGTGTATTACCTACAAGTTCACTACTTGAGATAGCACCTTCACGTTGACGGCTTACTCCTGAAATATTTGCAATCTCTTCCTTAATAAAGTTAAGAATGTACATGTTCTGCTGTAGATAGTTACCCATATCAAAATTCATAGGTGCTCTATTAGCATTCATATTACCTGCAATTGTACCTGTAGCTGCTCCTTTTCTTGCTTCCTTAAATGAGTCAATTGGTAACCATCCCATTTTATCTGCAAAGTAAAGTGCATCTTCCATTTCCCAACCTTCAGGTATCATAGCAAGGTCAAGATACCCAACAGTACCTTTATGCTTACTAAGTGTTTCCCATTGTTTAAACATCAAGAAATCATAGTAGTAAGAGTAAGGCTTCATACGACCCATCAATGATGTTGTCGGCTCACCTTCCTGTGTGTAGTCACCACCTACATAAGGACACAATGTTCCTGTAGGATTGTTAATGCCGTATGCCTTTACAGGGAACGGACGCATTTTAACAATAATGTTTTCACCAATACGTGTACCTTCCCACCAATCAGTTACCCAAATGTATTTCTCAATCTCTTCACCTCGTTCAATACGTGGTTTGTAAAACTCATCAACAAATCTATACAGCTCTTCACCTGTCTTGCGGTCATAGTATTTCAACTTACCAATCTTACGATAAGACCTCCACACTACACGTGTAACAAGTATTGAACCATCATCACTAATAGGAGATAGCAATGTATTTGCTGTTGCAGTTGACGGTGTTAAGTTACCATCAGCATCTTCAATCATACTAAATGTACCTGCTACAAGATCTGGTTCTCTACCCTGTGCTATTGCTTCATCAGAAGACGAACTCATTGTAACACCCATTGTTTCTATCTCAGAAACCTCTTTGCTTGTTAGGTAATCAGAATAATCATCAATTACATTACCTTTTGAATGGTAACCCCACTCAATAATAATATCAGCATCTTGAACATCAGGAGATTGACCCTTACGTATAATACGCACATTTGCTGGGTTACATTTACGAACTCTTGGCTCACCATTTAAAATATCAAGAGCATACACCTCTCTACCTGCAACAAGACCGTCAAGAAATCCCATGTTCCACTTGTACTTCAGGTTTTCCTTCTCCATCATATGATTAAGTAGGTCTGTAGCACGTTTCTCACGGATATCCTTATAATCATACCTCAGATAGTTATCAAACTCTTGCAGTTTTTCAGCAAGTTGATCTTGTGGTGTATCTGATGCTATAAGCTCAATAAACTGCTCATTAATCATTTCCTTGATTGCCTTTTGCTTTTCTGTAACGGCATCTTGATTAATTACACGCACCTTCCAATCAAACTTACGTTTCATCTCCTCACCAAGTAATAAGTTTATCTTACTGTTTGCTACAGGGTAGTGTTGTGGTTCAAATGGAAAGTCATTATTGCTTATACCAAAAGGGTCGCACATGCTTATCATGTCATCGGTATTAAGTATGTTATTATAAAGATCCATATTTGTACGAATCTCATAATACTCATCTCGGAAACTACCTGTGTAGAGTCCCATGTCAGAAGCTGCTCTTACGCATTGCTCTGCCCATTTTTTATCTTTTTGCCGTTCTGTTTTTTTCTGAAACGGAAATTCTTCTTGTCCTAATATCATCTTCTTCTAATACGTTTTCTGATGCTAATCCTGTTTTCGTCAACTTCTGTAGGTATAAACCTTTCTGACATGCTCTTTCTATTTCTAAGAAAAAACGGATCTATTTGTTTTCTATTATCACCACTATCAGCGAAACTTTCTTCTTCAATGCCAAATTTCTCAAGATCGGCACGATATATCAACACCATGCCTAACGCAGAAATCCTATCGTAGTTTCCTACGTGTGGATCATACGCTATTAGTTCTCTTAGCATTGCTGGTGATACTATCGTACTGTAATTCCTCTCCCCTTCTTCTTTTCCATACGCTTGTTCCATTAACCATGAACGTATGAGACTATTTCTCCAACCGTTCACGGCTTTTGTCGTATGTGTACCTTTTGCAAAGTTACCGTACCCTACACGCTTAGTTATCTGCATATCTTTCAGAATACCTGGTGTATCGCACAACATATAAGTTGCATTTATTCTATCAAAGTATTGGAACATACCTTTCTTATTATTCTCATAGTTACAACGTGCATTGTAATACTTCATTAACCTATAGCATATTTCATAAAATTCTTCTGCCGTTCTAGGACGACCTGTATATTCTGCTACTATCCTACCTGTAAGACGATTCATTACTAGCACACTACCCAATGATGGTCCAAGTGACATATCATCATCATAAGGGTCACATCCTGCTATATACACATTTGGTTGTATATGCCCGTCTGTTAATATAGGATGCTCAAAAATCTCAACGCACGATGTGAGATCTTTCATATCCATTACTGGAAATTGTCGTATAGGATTATTATCACTTAGTTTAAATTTGACCTCACCTTCCTGAAAGTACAGTTTTACTTTCCAAGTGGCATCAGTATATTTTTTAGGGTTTGTTTCCACCTCAGAGAGATGCACTTTCATATCTTCTACATTAAAGATATGACCCTCTTTACGCATCATTGCTTCTTGCGGAGTTATCGAACGGTCAGCTTTCTCTTGAATAAGTGCGTTTGGATCATCCGTACTTGTAGCAATAATTTTACGTGCAATAAACACTTCAATGAGTGCTTTTATAATATCAGAATTACCATTCTCATCATAGCAACCCTCACGGTTCATGTACTCACCGCAGTAATAACCACAGATAGCTGTTGCTGGTGCATTCCTATCATATATGTTCTTTAACCCATACATGTTATATGCATCAGGCTTAGTAAACAACTCCTTAATACCTGCAAAGTCAGCACCTTCAGTACCACCTGTACCCCACACGATAATAGTACCGAAAGTCATCTTACCTTGCTCCACCGATGGTCGTGCAATTGCATACGTCTTTTTTAAGTGTGGAAACTTTCCTGCTTCCTCAAATAAAAGTAGCTTACCCCTCTTTCCCCTTGCACGTTCAGGCTGACCTTTAGTTGTAACACCTAATATCTCAGTTTTTATACCTTTTTCAGTCTTAGTTCTAGGATCTCTATACGATGCCCTTTTATGGTCATTCCTATCCGCATAATCCCTAGACTTTCTCCAAGGCGTATAATTATCAATAAAGTTAAGCGTATCCCACGCCTTACTTAGTATACCATCATCATACAGATACTCACCCTCAGATGCTATTGCAAAAGACTTACTCCTTTTAAAATGGTAGTAGTTCCTTGTACTCTTACTTGAGCCTTTAAATGAAAACCCACGACCCCTTGTTTTGATATTTACACAATGCATACCACGTTGCTCTGCCTGTTCAACATAATGATACCATAAATAGTCACTATCCCAAACCCTTGGAAAATCCTCAACACGATCTGCTCTAATGTTACCTATCTGCTCTTCTAAATCCTCTGAAGATGTTGGTACGTCTTGTGTCATCAATATCGGACAGTAATTTAAATACCAATAATAATAACCTGGTATCCACTCACCATCAGATTCTCGTATAAGTCCTTCTCTACATCTACGTTGTTCTTCTCTCCAGAACTTCATATAACGAGAAGACGGAAACCTATTAGGTATAAGATCTGTATACTTACCGTACTTCTTAAAATACAACGCCCTTTCTCTAAAGAAATCCATATTCTCAAGAATATGTGGCGATGCAATATCAACTTCTATCCTCCCTTCACTATTCTTTGGTAAATCTTTAGCACGAAGCCTGTCATTACGCAGCATATTGTAAATAATGGGTATTTCCATTACAGCACTTACAATATCAGTACGTAACTCTTCATCCTCTATTGAGTTAATACGAACACTCGTATCAAAACTCAAAGAGTCAAGAAAAGATCTTTCTTCAGATGTATCAGTCTGGATTGAGTTCTTCATCTTCAAATTCTGCTTTCTCCCTTCCACCTCTCAGTATCAGGTTCTCAGCAACTTCAGTCTCTACTAACCTCTGCGTATCCTGCAATGACTTTACAGTTTTAGGCAGAGAGTTTATCATATCCATTACCTGCTTTGCGTTAAATACTGGTTTACCATTATTATCACGCTCATTCAGGCTCACATTCCCAAGAAAGTTATCCAACTCGGTCTGTGCTTTCCAAGCAGACTCCAATGTATCCATTGAACGTGTCCTGCTCATCTCCCTATACTTTTCAATACAGGCATTTATCTTCTGGTCAACTTCCCACTTTGGAAACATATAAAGAACATCATCCTTAATATAACTCCATCTTTCTTCCTCATCCATTCGCATATAGGGAGAACGCATATCCACAAAAAACCAAATGGCAGAAAGTTCAGCATTCAATCGTGCTTTCCCCCTCTTACCTCTTTTCTTGGCAAGTTCTGCAAACTCCTTAATCATCAGGATCTGCGGGGAGATACTAAGTTCCCCCTGCTCGTCCATCTCAAACATATGCTTCATTATCCTACTGGATTTCCATCAGGATCTAAAATTGTTGTACTTTCTGTAAGCACCTCACTTTCATCCTTCTCACTAATCTTTGCTTTTACCTTTGACAGTTTATCAACCTTAACATACTCAGTAAGATCACGTACAATACTCGTATCCGTACCCATAATCATTTCGTAGTCAGGCTTCTCATCAAAAATAACAGTTACATCATGCTCCTGAATAAAGTAAAACAGTTCATCTCCATACTTAAACTGTCCTGGTGTAATACCATCTCTAATAAGTACCCACTTACCTTCTTCAACATATTTAACATCAGGTCCTACACGCATTACTTCCACACAAGGAACAATCTCCTTTGCCTTTAAACTAATAATAGCACTCTGTGGTTTAATATACGCACGTACTATCATCTTACTACCAAGTGGTAAACACTTAATATCTTTACTCTTCAACATCTTGCTCATTACTCTCTTCTTCTTGTTTTTGTTTTGCTTGCTCCATAAAAGCACTCACCGTTTCACGGTTCCTCTGATTATGCTCCAGACCCCTAGTGTTCCCAAGAACAAACGGATTCCAATGCATTCTCCCTTTCTTAAAACGCTTTAAAGAACCATTATTCAGCTTTCGTCTAGCCTTATACTCTTCGTGCGTTTCGTTCTCCTCTTTAAGTCTTTGTGGTGAACTGCTTACAAACATCTTGAATATTTTATCCTCTACAGGATATTCAAAATACACAATACCACTTTCAGTAACTTTTTCTTCAGTCATACTCATCGTCTACATTATATACAACACAAACATCAGTCTTTTCTCCATCATCCTCCTTATCCGCAATAAACTTGCGAATATCATCTGCCCCCTCTATAACATCGGTAAGCTCTCCATTCTCAATAACATTCAGAACATACTCTACCATTTTGGTCCTCCTTTATCTTGAGGGTTTGGACACTCACTCTTCATACTCCTTGTTTTCATCGCAAGAGGACAGTTGCATATCCCACATCTAGGGATACCCATATCATCTTTTGCATGCTCACATGAGGCACATATTGCTGCCCTACGTTTTGCTTCAGCCTCTACAAGTGGAGTCTTAACAATGTAATTCTTCCAACCCTCAACTATCTCGTTTATCATCTCTATTATTCATATAACGCATCTCTGCAACTCTTGGAACAAACTTACCAAGATGCCTTACATATACCGTTTTAAAACTTTCAATATCTTCTCTATCACTACCACTGATCGTATCTTTGACAACCCTGAACTGATTCTTCCAAGCACGTTCAAGGATCGGCACTGCAATACCATGCTCTTTAGCAACTTCTTTAAGCAACCTATCAAATAACTCATTTTGCATTTCTTATCGTAAAATTGAAAACAATACCATTCTTCTCGCTTGGATATACCCTCAACCTTTCATGCAAATAGTTATCTGCATTCAGCAATCCATGCTTTCTCAAAGAGCTTAAACAATTTGCAAAGCTTGCCTCTGACATCTTACCTACAGCGTCTGCCATTTCTTGCTTACGCTCGTAGGAAAGTAACTCCCTCCATTTCTTTGGGTCTTCAGGATTCCTATAATCCTTTGCTAAACTACTGTTCTGATACATGATCTCAGCAAGAACTTGCCTTTCCTGCTTACGAAGTTTGTTAATAGGAGACTGCACAGTCATCAACTCAACATACATATTAAAGAACGCTCTTTCGGTAGCTTTTAAATTATATACCTTCTCCATATCTCTATGATTTCATGCAAATATAATACAAATAACAGGACATGTCAAGAATGCTAATAAATTTCATTACAAATAAGGGTAAAAAATTTTATTCAAACCTTTCAGAACCAATACTTATATCACCTTCATCTTGATTCCCCATATAAATATCATAACACTTCTCGTGAAATTCTAGACTTAAAACAACTTCAGTATCTATATCCTTATCTCCATGATAAGTATACCTACCTTCAAGCATAATTTCCATAAGTCCCTCTTTAGGAGTAAATACAAAAGAAGAAAACATTATTAGCACAAGTTCCTGCTCATCCTCAGTTATAAGTTCTCTTGTAAACTTATACTTTGGATATTCATACTCATGCTCCATTCTATCTTCAATGCCTTCCTCTCCCATTTTTTTTTGCATTTTGAAATTCACCTCGTAAAAACACTTGCTTTTGCAAGTCAAAAACTCTGACCTTATACCTACATCGTAGTTTTTGAGTATAATCAAACTTACCTGAACCAACAGGAGTGGTTACCTGAAGACACAACTAAGAACTATATAACGTCCCACTTGATCAACCTTACGGGGTTGCGCAGTCTTAGATGCTGCATTCTCAATTGAGACAATACAAAACTAATACATCAAAGAGCGTTTGTCAAGTAATTTCTAATTTTTTTTAAAAAATTTATTTTGTAAGTGCGTGTGATGAGCACCCCAACAAAAAGCCCCTACTTGATTTCAGCAGGTGGAACAGTCCCCTGTGCAACATTATAAATATTTTTACTATGAGTGAGCAAGCAACCTTCGTAGAGACCTTCACGGTCGAGCAGTTTAAATCAGAAGTTGGTACTTCTAAGATTGAGCTAATCAAATCCCCTAAGACGGGTAAGTACTTCATTGCTGATGCCGCAGGTAACTCTGTAGCAGCAGTATCTAAGAAGATATCACAGGCATCAGACCTTTCTGACCCTGTGGTATCTCAAGTCATCGGAGACGATGGCGAAGAGTTCTACCTGATGCACAACAAAGGCACAGGTGGTAATGCCTCAGAGCGTAGCTGGTAACAGCTACCTCTTTGGTTAACTACCAATCATATAGACCGAAAGGAGTTGTTACGGTCAATGTATGATAATGTTAGAGAAGCAGCAACTCCAAGCTGCTTTTCTACCCTTTTGGGTATACAATACTTTCCTACTATGTATCTAAATACATAGACTTTTAAATAATAAAACTACCAGCATAATCACATACTAATCCTGATAGAAATGTATGTTGAGAGGCGACTTGGTGTAGCAGTAGTTCTTATTTTATAACACCACGTGAACAGGTGTATCGTTGTTCACAATATAACTATGCTTTCACTATGAAGACATTTGTTATCGTTAACGGAGTTGTTACTCTTGTTGACTATATCATCAACACTAACGCATAGTTAGTATGATGTTTGAATTAGATTCGGAGCTTAACAGACATTAGCTTGGCAACAGAAGTCTTAAGGTTATTAATGGAGAGAACCTT